AGGGGATTCCGAGGGGCTTACACTTACCGATGGGGACAGAGATGGACTTTCCGAGGGGGATTCGCTCGGACTTTTAGACGGAGACTCACTAGGACTTTCAGAGGGACTCTTACTTACAGACGGAGACAGACTGGGGCTCTCGGATGGGGATTTTGACGGACTTTGAGAGGGACTTATACTCGCTGAAGGACTTAAACTCGGGGATTTTGAAGCTGATGGACTCTTGGAAGGGCTTTCTGAAGGTGATGGCGATAAAGATGCACTCGGCGAGAGAGAAGGCGATTTTGAAGGGGACGCCGACGAGCTTGGAGAAACCTCTCCGCCAGTGAAAACCGTATCTGCGATAAAATCGTCTATATAGTAAGTTCCTATTGAACCTTCTGCATAAGTGGCACCAACTAAGAATCGATTAAATTCAGTCGCTCCTGTGTTTATGTTTCCGCTTGAGTAGTCTGGTGCTCCCTGATTGTCGTTGTTTATCCATATTTTTATCTGTCCAACGGTGGCACTCTTCTTGACATAAACTTCAATTCTGGTCGTGGCGTTTGAGGATAGGTCTATTCCCGTATCTGTATAAACAACATCTCCGCCAATGGCTAAATTCAAACCAGAATCTTCTACGCTTAAATAAAATCTTTCGTTATCAATGGAGTCTAAAAGACTTAATAGTGTAAAATACTCTCCGTCAGAAATGCTAAATCCACTCGGCAGTTTAACCTGAAACTGGAAGTACATTTCCGCTACATCATTGATTTCTTTTATTAAGTACGAATCTCCTGTGGCGGCGATAATTACTTTGGCGGAATAAGTTGCGTTTATTTGAGAGGTGCCGTCTATGCTTATTGAGTTTCCAGCACCAGTCTCGACTTCTGAATCGAAATCACCTGGTAGACTACCGCCCTCGAAGTCTTCACTGAAAGGCAATGGTATTTGATAGGTGCAGTAGATGGAGTATCTATTAGTATCACGCCCAACACTTGTTAGTGGGTCAGGCCAAGCACCGTAAGCTAAATTTTTATTAAGACCTTGATTTGCGTCTCCCTCATCATATTCCATCCCAGAATTGCTATCCCACCAGTTCAATAAAATATAACTTGTTCCAGAAACCAAATCCCCAGATACATCAGCTGATTGCCATTCAAAGAATCCACTTTCATCATAAGAGATACTTCCACCGATGAGACTCAAGTCGCTATTTTTGTAAATAGCCATTTTGTAGTGAGCCCCACCATATTGAGACCCTTCAAGAAAAGCTGTTATAGAAATAGCAGTTCCATTTGCTGGGATTGTAAAGGCAGAACCTCTTATTCCATTAGCCTCAATGGAATCCCCTGTTCCTCCAATCGTCGTATATCCAAAAGTCAATCCTGCGGCGTGTCTTACTGGATAAACTGCTTTGTCTAAAAAGTCTTGCGGAATAGTAACCGATAGGATTCCATTTTCAATATGTAATTCTCCCCAAACTTCCGTTCCTTTAGCGTCAATGACTCGTGGTCTGAAGATATGGCCGACTTTGCCTGTTCTGTAAAGTTTTCCACCTTCGTAGTTTATCTTGTTTTCCGAAGCATAAACCGCATAAGAGCCGACTACATTTTCTGGTCTGACTGAACCATCTTCAATTTCCTTTGCTGTAAGTTCTGGCTGGTAGAAATACTCAACGCCTTTATCCTCTAAAGTGAACTCAATGACATTGGACTTGGGTTTTTCTTTTAAGATGACCTCAAACTCGTAACCTTCGTCTAACTCGTAAAAGTCTACATTGGTGGTCGAGATTTTATCGCCGACTTTGGAGGGGATTTGCTTTACATCAGTTTTCAAACGTATCGAAACATTAACCTCATTGTCCCAACGCATTACTTTTAGTTGAGGATAAAACTCGGGTTGTTTTGAGTCGCCAATTTCAACTTCGATACGGTCTTTCCAATCGTCTTGTGGTTTAGCAAAGTATGTATTGTTTTGCTCTGTGTAATTCATTTACTCCCTCATTACAGGAGTATTTGTCAAGGTACTCCTACTCCTGCTCTCGCAAGTTAGGATCGTCTGAATCTTCTCATCGGTCTCATCATTTTATCTTCATATCTAACCTCTGTCGTTTTGTAAAGCTTGGCATAGCCGCCGTCAATTAAAGAGTGGGCTTCGTTGGCGTTGACCATAACGATAGTTCCCTCTTTGTAATTTTTGTAACCCTTCAAGATGATGATTTTTCGCATATTAACTCCTTGTAGAAGAGGACTAAGAGAGTCCCCTTCGTATAAAAAGTCAACCTAATTCGCTCCAGTTAAAACGCAAAGCGAGTCAAGGTCGGCAAGTTCCGCATCAACTCGTCTTTCAACACGGATGGCAAACATATTTCTTTCGAATAAGTTTCCAATTCCTTCGATTGTCGCATCGGTTGATTTCGCCACGTTGATTCCACCACGGTAGCCAATCCAATAGCCCTTCAAATCACCGAACCATATATGTCCGTTCGGCAATGAGTCGACTCTAAGGATCGGATAGCCGAGAAGTGAACCAGGGGTTTTCCCTGTCGGATCGGCAATAAAAAGATACCTGTTTTGGCTATCTTTTAATTGCATCGCTACCCGCCACGCCTGTGAATTCATCATCCAAACAGCGTTAGCAAGATACTTCTGACCCAATCTCGAAACAACGTCAATCAGTGAATCCGAAGTCAAGATGTTGGCAGGGGTCGCCACGATTCGGTGAACCGTTGCCGCATAGGCATCGATACCGGTCGGCTGGGTCGTTCCCACGCCAACTGCGAACACACGCTCTAACTCTTCGTTCAAAGACTGTGCCATCAAACCAGTAACGTAAGTCGAAACTGGAGCCACAACTTCAGCGTCTTCCTCAAGCTTGTTAGTAATAGTCACTATACAAGTCACCGTGTAAGGTGTGAGGGTGATTTGGTTGAAGGTTGCAGTTGAAGTGTCCTTGATCGCTTTTTCGGCAGTCCAAGACATCTTCGGTCGGCCGACTAATGAATCGATATTAAGGTTTGCAGGACAAGGATCAATGACGGTCGCTCTTGCACCAATCTGCGAGATATCCCGTTGTTCCTCGACGATTCTCTGGTAGAGAATTGTCGGAACCAGATATCCACCATCAGCACTCGAGCCAACATTCATTACCTTTAACTTAACCATTTCAGGAATGGTAATGGCAGTTATTGCTTTCAAGGTTGGTTTGTCATCATCACGAAGGGCTCTCAGCCAAGTGATGACTTTCTTGTCATCGTCCATCGCTTTATACTCGGCCTCGAATCCTATTTCTTTAGTTTCAGCTTTTTCCTCAACCACTTTATCTTTAGCAACTTGTTTCGCTTCCATAATTGCCATTAACTTAGTAGCGACTGCTTCGATGGATTTTTCGTCCTCTTTCGCTTCTTCGGTCTCGACAACCGCTTCTTCTTCAAGCTCTTTCAGTTCTTCTTTTTCTTCGTCGGTTGCTTTGTCATCTGCGATTTTTTCTCGTAAATCTTTAATTCTTCCCATATTTTCCTCTATTTATAAGTCTTGTTTATCGCCTCAACGGCTTTATTCAAGACCTTAATAGCTAAGCGGCCTGTTGTGTCTTTTTTTGACTCTGAAGCCATCTTAGGTTCTCGACCTTCAACCCCTTTCCCCGTAGGTTGGGAGGTTAGATATTCTCTTATATCTTTTGCAATTTGTTCGACACCCGCTTCAACGTTTAAAAGTCTCTGCTCAAGCCCTGTGTCGCCAGGCTTGAAGCCTTCCTGCAATCCCTGGATATTCAATTCCAAATCTTCAAATCTTTTCTTGATATCCTTCTCAAACATTTCGGTATTCTGTTCGGCAATCTTTTTCTTCTCTTCTACTTCTGCCCTAAAGTCTTCCATAAAGTTATTGACAGTTCTGGTGAGGTTTACAATCAACTCATCCGCCCCGATGTTCTCGATGTACTTAGAGATTATCTCGTCGGCACTTTTAAGTTCTGGAGCTTCTTTATCAAAATCTGCATAATGTTTTTTCAAGTGATTGTAGATTCCCCTTCGGTCAGCTTCTGGGATATTCACTCCACCCCTTGCCCCCATAACCGCACCCATTGCCGCCGCCACTCCTGGCCAGACGGTCTTGTATCCGCTTAGAGTGTGATGGGGGAGTTTGTAACTTGATTTTATTTCTGGTTTTTCCGAATCAAACCACGCACACATTTTCTTAAGATCATCGGGTGAAGCGTCTTTGACCTCTGCACCGGCATCCCAAGTTCCCGAAGTCGAAAGGGGATATTTCGTATAACCGATAACCCCTTTATTTAATTCTGATTCAATTTTTTCTTCCATTTTTTCCTCTTTCTCTAATGCTTTAAAGTCGGCATTAGGCATAACCTCTTTAATTACTTCACGGTCATAACCCTTCGCAAGTCCCAAACTCAAGGCGTTCTGGTTGGCTGGGACGTTTACGAAACTGATTTCTAATAGTTCGGCTTTCGTGTACTTGTTCTCGTCCTGCTCTATCGGTTTAAACCCAACACTCGAGGCCTTGATAATCCCGGCATCAACCAAGTCCGCAATGTAGTTGCTCATCGGGGTCTTGCGATGGAAGATTGGCTGGTAGACAAGTTTCTTTTTCCCGTTAATCATCTTGAACCCAATCTTCTCGGCCGTTGCTATCGCTGGCTCTACGGCACTGTGGGCCCATTGGATTATGGGATTTTCCTTGTAACCTCTTAAATCCCAGCCGTCCTGCACTATCACCTCGCCCTGCCTGTCCTCCACCTCGTCTGAGGCAACGAACAGCTTTTCGTTTCCTATCACCTCCGCCATTCCTTTGGTGAAAAGTTTTTCTAACATATTTTCTCCTAACAAAAAAGTCCGCTTTTAAGGGCTTAATTAGCCTCAAACGGACTTCGGGAGTCTCTATTTTTTTAATTTTTTAAGCCATAGCGGCTGTAAACAGACTTTCTAATATCTTTGACTCATAACTAAAATAATTCTTATAATTGCACCGATAACAAACAATTTCCAGCTCGCCGATCTCTATGCTCTCATCGCATAGTCTTGAGCCACACTGCTCGCAACGAATTGTGTGTAAGTCGGACACCTGTTCCTCTTTCTTTGTATCATATTTTTAACCATTTGTCAAGAGCTATATAAAATGTATATCCGGTTCGGCTATTAAACTATGAGTATGAATAGCGTATCTACTGCAATCCATTAAATGGTCGTTGACCTTGACTGGATCGTCAGTAACTTTACCGTCTTTGTCTACTTTCCATTTATAGCTTTTGATTTCTTTTAATAAATTCACAGAATCTTTTGTAATAAAGATTTTATGACTTCGAATTGTATCAATTCCTTTAGCCACATCTTTATCGGAAGGTTGGCAGTTAAATCCAGCGTTTTTAAATTCTTCTATTCGCTCTGGTTCTGATACGTCGGGGTATAGGTAATCATTATGGCTGATTTCTAAATCGTTTAATTTTACTATTAAGTTTTGATTAGTTAGATGACTTTCATAAAGTAATTCTTTCAAGTAATATTCTTTGTCTTTGATGTCAACTCTCACTAAGGCCGTCGGGTTATTAAAACCAAAGTCCAATCCATAAATCGTTTCGTCTGGGTTTTCTGGAAGGTTATCGCAATACTGCCAGTGAGAATAAATCGCCGCTTCGGTTATGCCTCTCTCTCCCAAGCCGTAAATCCGCCAGTAGTTCTGATCGGTGTCTTTTAGAAGTTCAATCTCTTTGACGATACTATCCTCTAAAAAAGTATTATCTAAATAGGTTGATGGAATAAATTCCGTGTCTTCTCTTGTTAAGATATTGTCGTAAATCCAATGGAACTCATCTGACGGATTGTAGTCCATCCAGATTTTCTTTTCGGTTCGTAAGTTGAGCTGACGGAAATCCTCATAGTTTAACTCATTGGTTTCGTTTAACCAGAGATACCTTCTTTTTCTGCCTCTGATTTTTTGTGGCTGGTCAATCGAGATGAACTCTATTTCGTTCGATTTATATGTATAGGTACACTCGGTTTTGTTGTGATGCTCCTCACGATAGATTCCGTGTTCTTTTAAGATAATAAAGAAATCACGCATAGCAGAAGCTCTTAAAGAAGGCAAAGTTTTTCTACAGACCGTCAGAAGACAATCTCTCTCGGAAACAAGTATTATCAAGAATAACTGAGCGATTGAGTAAGTCTTCGAAGAACGGGTGCCACCTTGATTAACAATGAATCTTTTGTCTGATTTATATGCGTCATAATTTTTTAAGAATACATTGGTTACTTTTTCTTCTAAATCAAGAATCATTTTTTAACGCTTATTTTGACTTCCTTTACATCGTCTTCAAATTCCTGTTTGATAGTTTGTTTTGGCATACCTTCGGTTCGATTGGCGACTTCTTGAAACTCTCTTAAATTGTCTTTTTGCCTTTTTATCCTTGCATAAGAGCTTTGAGCCGCTTTTGTCATATTGGGATTCTTAGAAGGATATTCTTCAAATTCCTGAATAGTTAATGAATCAAAATAATTTAACCAATAAGATTTAGAGTTTTCTTTTTTCCACCTCCCATCGCTTCTATGTTCTGGATTATCACCAAATCCACCCTTGCCTTCAGGATTATTATTCTTGTCTTGGTTCGTAGTCAAATTTTCCATATTAAAAATCCTCCTTTTTATCTATTTCAACACTTACTTTATATATTAAACCATCTGGTAATCCAAACAATTCTCTTAACTTAATATGCTCATACTCACCGACATCGAAAATAACTGTTCTATTACCATCTATTCTTTTTTTGCCGAAGTCTACCCTATCGGCAATAAATTCAATCTTTTCCATTTTACTTTCCTCTTTCCTCCCAAAACGCATTGCACATCGCATACGCCTGGGCCTGTGTTCGATTTTCCTCGCTTACTAACTGTTCCATACAGCGAGCCATATAGTCATCTCGGCTCTCACCTTCCGCTGGTTTTGGCATTTTGTTCCTTTCTAATTTTACTAATTAAGTCTTGCATAAATTTTACACTCAAGCGAACATCATAATCCCTCACCGCCATTTCGTAATTCTTGTCGGCGTCCTCCTGTCTATTCTTTGGGTCTAAATATCTCTCTAATTCCTCTACACTTGTCGCCACTGGTTGTCCGAGAAGATAGGAATGAATTGATTTGTTATTAGATTTAAATCGCGAGTTCGGGTCTCTGCTCCCCGGCATCACCACAAAGTCGCTTTTCAAAATCTCGTCGTTCAGCGTATCGAGTTTCCACTTGGTATACCTCTCATCTACCGTCTTCTCTTTCGGGTTTTCCGCAATCTCAATCGGGGTCTCAGCGATTATCGACAGGCGTAAGTTGTTTTCGATCAAATACGGTATGACTGCCTTTAAAGGATTAGAGTTGTGAGCATAACCGAACCAGCAGACCTCTTTTGCCTTGCCTATGTGGACTTTCCTGCCTTTGAAAGTGTCTAAATCGTGCCTGTCGGGAATCGTAATGACGGGTTTCTTTGTCCACTTCTGAATGACGTCTCTTAAAGCGTCAGTTGAGGTCGTGACTACATCGCAGGCCTCGACCATCTCCATAAAGGGTATTTTCGCTTCCAGGCAGTCAGGATCGCAAACGTCAAGTATTTTCACCCCGTCAAAGAGTTTGGCGAACTCGACCTCGTAAACTTTCTGAAAGATTATCGCCTCATATTTGCGTCCATAATGGAGTTCTTCACTTTCCGGCCAATGATTGATTAGCCACTTTCCCCTGATACGGGAAGATCCAGTCTCGGGTTTGTTGTGGACGTTGCCCCAGAGCCAGTATCCGACTTTCATTTCTTTACCCTCTTTTCAAACTCTTTTAACGGCGTTGTCTTTACGTTCTTCGATTTTATCTTCGCCACCATCTGAAGTTTCTTAATCAGTTCGGGTAGTTTGTCGGCGTTTATTGTCATCGCCTGAGTAACGATCCAGAGTTGATTACAATTTGTACATTTATACCATATATCTGGACCTTTTGGAAATAGAGCCGAAAGAAATCTATGACTACATTCTGACTGTTCTTCAACTACTGTTGCTTTTTTCAATAAATCGATTATCTCTTTCTCTGGCTTAATTTTTTGAATCCCAATCCAGATATTTAATCTTCTCCAATACTTTTTTAGATTCATTTTGACTCCTCAATTTTATATTTACCATTTACATATTTTACGATTAACTTATTTTTAGATTTTCTACATTGGATTATTATTGTATCCTCTATATCCATAGATACATTCAATTCTGTAAACATTTTTTCATAACTAACAATCATTTTTTTCCTTTCTCAATTTCCCTATATATTAATTTAGTCCACTCGTTATCAAACCTCTCCTTAGAGAAAATTCTCTTTGCCAACTTCTTGCCGTTCTGACCTATCTCGAGTGCCTTATCTGGATGTTTGTAGATGAGATGGTTGATTAAGGAAGCAACCGCCAAAGGATTCTCTGGCACTATAATTCCTGTAATTTCAGTTGAGGTTAAATATTTGTCAACTTTCTCAAGATAATCTTTAACACCCTCTGAATTAGCCCAGACATCACGCACATCAAGGTTAATGAACTTCACCTCGTCCTGATAACCTGTCGTTAAGACACAGCACCCAGAGAGCATCGCCTCCGTCCTTGCCCTCGGCATACAACTTTGCCTTGTCGGGTTGAAGAAGATCAGAGACCTGCCTAAAAATTCTCTGTAAGTATCCCACCCGCCCCTCTCGGCGAAAACAGGGGAGTCGTAAATCGTCCAGCTTCCGGGGTGAGAAATCCAAGTATGCTTAAGTCCGTAGTCTTCCCTTAGTCTGTTAACGGTCGAACTCAAGAAATCTCTGCCGTAGTAGTAGTCCAACCCTCCAGTAGAAATCATCGAGACGCTACGGGGAGACTTAGGCAAGTCCCACCAGTCATTCGGGTCGAGCCCGTGCCAGATTACCTTCCCGAATCCCCACTGCTCCCTTGACCTGAAAGAATTAACAACCATCTTATTTCGCCCGATCATCCTCTCCATTCCCTCTATCTCGACAATCTCTCCTGAAATGGTAGTCTTGCCACCCTCTATTAAGAATTTCTTTTCATATTCAAGGATGTCTTCTAACTTTACCTTCGCCGGGTCTAACTCCAATGGAAGTTTCCACCTTTTAACGCTACCAGCTTCCCAGTTCTCAGGCCAATAAGGAGTCCCGTGATTAATGACTATCTTTGGAATATCCTGTATTTCCTCGTTCAAAGCCTGATAAAGCTGTCCCTTGCCGATACGGGGGTCAATACATTGCTGATCGACGTCTAAAATGGCCAAATTATAGGTATTTGGCTTGTAATAGGCGACCCAATGGACATTCTTCGGAAGTGGTCTTGCGAAGTAATTCCAACGCTTGACATTGTTTCTCACCAAATACCATTCAGTGTTTGGGATTTGGAATAGGGAATAGCTATGAGGAACTTGGACTAATGCCAAGAAGCGGAAAAAATCCTTAATGGACTTTTCGTTTTCTTGGCATTAACCTCCTTTCGTTGTTGATTCATTAAATTCCTTTCTTAAAATCCCATCTTAAATAAAACGTTCTTTGAACGGCGAATTTCGTCCTTCTTCTTATATTTTGCCTTCGACTTTGAAATAGTCTCGGCCTTCGCTCCGTTTACGAAAATAAACTTGATTCCCTGGCGTGAGAAGCGTTCTCTCGTCTCCTGCGTCAAGAACCCGTAAGTCTTGATGGTCGAATTGAACATTCCGGCCTCCATAAAGTCCTTCCTGTAAATGCAACTGAAGTTCTCGACGAAACTCCTCTTCCCCGTCCCCTTGTCCCCGTAGAGCCATTTCTTGTGGTCTATTTTCTCAGCGAACTTGGAAACGCAATCGCTGGCCATTTTGTACCTGTCATCGCAGAACATCAAAATATCCCCAACTGCCTCGATAGCCCCGAGATTCCTCGCCGTGGAAAGATTATACTCATCAGGGGTCTCTGTATTTACGTATTTTATCGGAAAGTTAATCTTCTCTCTTAGTCCTAAAACAAACTCCCTCGTCCCGTCAGTCGAGCCATCGTCAGCTATCACTAACTCAATAGAGGGGTAGTCTTGACTTACAACAGACTCGATTATCTGCATCAAATTTTCTTTCCTATTAAAGGTCGGCACGATTACCGAAACCAGAGTCCTTTCAGAGAGAACGGAATACCAGAGTTTTTCGTACTCTCTTGCCCGCCTGACATCGTCCCTTGTCTTGGCTGTCGTCCAAGCGTTCTCACGAATATCTAAACGCTTCTCCTTATTTTCCATCAACGCTTTTAGTTCCTTCTCTAAGTCTTCCAAATCATCTGGTTGGCCTTTCCTTACGACCATATTCTTACCATTATCGAGTTCTGGTATTTCACCAATTTCCCGAGTTAATAATGGAACACCAACGCACATTGCTTCGAGATTCGGCAAAGTTCCGCTCTCGAAATCGTCTATCGAGTTGCAAGCAAAGACCGATGATTCCTGATATGCTTTCAACAAATCCTCGTCTGATACCTTTTCCCTGAACTCGACGCAACCAGTTTCCATTATCTTGTCAAAATATTCCTTATCTGATATTGAGCCGACCAAGACAAATTTGTAGCCTAGCTTTTGACAAACTTGAGCCACAGGTAACACTCCCTTTTTGCTCTCGATTCTTGAGCTGACCATTAGGACGGTCTTGTTGTCCTGATAGTCTCTATTAAAAGGAAAGTTCTCTACATCTATCGTATGCTGAAAATGAACAGAACCTTTGAGTTTCTTTGCCATCGAACTATTATAGGCAATTACTTTGTCAAACTCCTGCCACTTTTCTTCAAAAAGATTATACGGATTGTGGTGAGCCAAGACTTTCGGCTTATCCATTAGGTCTGGGTAAAATTCTCTTAAAGTAAAATATGTTTTAAAGTATTCAAAAGATAATATATCTGCCCGTCTGGCCAATGAAACGAATTCTGCAAGTTGCTCCTGGTCTGGTCTTTTAGGATGGACGGCAATAATATCGATATGGATATGTGGTAGATATTTCTTTACCCCAGAAGCCATCCGCCAAATCGCTGAACTTTCTTTATCCGTTGTGATGAGCACTCTCAAATGCACCTCCGATTTAGTAAACCTTGCACTATTATAACATATTCTTTAACTGACTGCCTAATGTCCGCATATTTTTTCACGAACTTATATCCTTCATTTGCATCCCAAACCCTCATTTTTTTATCATTAAAAAATTTCAAGTCTTTTAAATTGAAAGCCACTGGCATTTTCATCGCCCAAGCATTCAATGCCCGGTTAGGCGACTTGAACTTTGACAGATACTTGTCCTTATCCTCTCCGATGAAGACAGCGTCGTGTTCAATAACCTGTTCGTTGAAAAGTTCTGGATGGAAAACCTTGAAGGTTATTCTTTTTTTGGGGTCATACTTGCACCCGACCATTATAAAGTTCTCGAAAAACTTGTCGCTGATTATCGTAATCTCCAACCCCATTTCGATTATCCTTTTTAAGTATGGCTCGAGTATTCGGAGATTTTCGTTATACCCATACCAGACAATTTTATCAAAGCTTTCATTATGTTCTGTCTTTTGTTTTTTTATGCTGTCCAAATCAATTCTGTCTGGAACTATCTCTATCCTGCCCTTGTAAAACTTTTTGAGATATTTCTTTAGAGTTTTGCCGTTGACGACAACCAAGTCGGCATACTTAAGCGTCTCAAGACAATCATTAACCCTTTGTTCTGACGAGTGGCTCAACAGAAAATCAGGGTCGCAAAAGTCAACGATAATTTTTATTCCCCTAAAGTGTAAAGCTTTCGCCAATTTCCACTCGTAGGTTTTGTTAAGTATCACAACATCATATTTTTCGAGAATATGAAACTGATTTACTGGATTAAAAAAGTCTCCTTTATATTCAGGAAACTCCTCCGGGTAGAAGAAATCGTCACACTCTGGCCAGTACTTGGCCAGCCAATGCCCTCTGATACGAGCAGAGGCAAGATAACCTCGCCTGTCCTTCGAGTAAGAGTCACCCAGTTTAATTGCTACTTTGTATTTCATTTTACCTTTATGAATATCTGCCCCCAGTCGGTATAAAAATCATAGTAGAACGGCATTCGTTTTTTCAAGTCCCAGTTCCACCTTCCACAATGAGAATCCGAAACCTTCTCGCCATCCTTAGTATCCCGCCAACTTTCCATACACCAGACTTCCTTGCCGACCCTTAACAATTCGCTAATTGCTTTGTCTATCTCATCTGGTTCTATATGTTGTAAGACTTCGTGAGTAAAGACTAAGTCGAATTCCTTATCTTTGAAAGGCAAATCTATAATCTCACCAACAAAAGTATCAACATTATAGTATTTTTGACTAACATAATCTGATAATTCTGGGTTTATATCTATTGAAAAAGTTTGTTTAAGATTTGATAACCTTCCTATAATTCTCCCGTCGCCAGCACCAACCTCAAGTATTTTTAATTTATCACTGGTTACTATTTCATTAAATAAAAAGTCCTCTTCATCTTGAAAATGCTTTGTATTCCCCTTATCAGCTCGCTCCCAACTTTCCATCTTCTTGAGCCAGGTTTCCGAATTGTTACGCCACCACTCTTTACTTTTCATTTTGTACACCAAAATATAGGTTGTGGTTCTCTGTCTCGACTATAACCAACCAACTCGACTTTCCTAAACATTGACTTTAATTTCTTGATTGTGTTTTTGGTCACTTCGGGGTCTTCCTTAAAATTACGAGAATTTTCCTCAAAGACCAGTAATTCTTCAGTAATCTCTCCGAGCCAGTCGGGAATTCCAATATGAAATGACATTGATAAAAACAACACGATTTTTGCTGGTTCTGGTTTGTATTCTCTCAAATCTTGTGCCTCAAATTCAATGTCAAAATACCCCAATTCCCAACTGATAAGATAGGCCGCCAGCCTTGTATCCGTCCCGACAACATCCTCAAAGTCTATCCCTAAAACCTTATCAGCCCCTCTATCCTTTGCGTATCTGCAAAAAGCACCAGTAGCACAGCCCAAGTCAAGAACGCTCTTGCCCCTAAAATCTATTTTATTCAATTTCATCGCCTCTATCCGGTGGTCGGTTTTTCTTGGTGTGCTGATGATGTCCATCTTGGGTTCGCTTTGGTAGACCGTCTTTCCGTAATGTCCCTTGTCCCTGATGATTGCCTTCACTCTATCCAAGTGGTCATCGGTAAAATGGAAGGTATTGAAATCTACGAGTTTCCCACCCATTACATCACGTTTCGAGACGTCGTCCTTCTCGGTATGGAAGCCATAAGTCTCGCCCAATTTCTTGACTGCCTCATAAGTCGGCTCAGCGTCTTTGTGGGTTTCGCAAAACGGCAAATGACTGATATCTTCTATCCTTTGAGCAAAATGTTTCTTATCGCCTATCTCGATCCCGACTATTTCGTAAACTCTCGGTGCCAGTCCGTGATACCAGCAGATATTCTGAATGATCGTCGCCTCTTTTAGTCCACTCCAGCCGTGGTATGGTTTGAACTCGGAAGGATAATCTCCCCAGTGAAAATTCTTATCCGCCCATTCGTCGGTCAACTCATCGGCATCAATGACATCAAATATCCGATAAGTATCATTATCTATCTTTGCCATAAAACAATGCTTACCTCGGTAAATATCCATCAATTCAATTTTAGGTTGTTTTATAATTCTCATTATAAATTAAACTTCACTCCTAATTTATTCATCTTTTCTTCCACCACTCGAGCCAGTTCAATATATCTTGGGTTATAAATCTTATGGGCGTGATTCTCATAATAGATTCTTTTTGGGATAGTGATTGTCCCATCATCAATCATCTTACTGAGAACATCATATTCAGCCCCTTCGATGTCCATATTAATTATCACGTAATCGTCCTTAAATTGTTTTAACCACTCACTAAAGTCAAAACCCTCCACAATCGTCTCAAACATACTTTCAACTCTCTGTTTTTCTTTTACAATGGTCGAACCCTGCGGATTGTCGTTTCTCTGTTCGTAAAAAGTCACCTTCCCATCGGTTATCCAAGCCGCCTTATTAATAAAATAAATCTTGGAGATTTGTTTTTTTAGTTTATCCCATTTCTCAAGGTAATTTGAAGATGGGTCAATCGCATAATAAATAAATCCTTTATTTTTTTTTCTAAAGTTTTTTATGTCCGTGCAATCGCCAGAACCAACATCAATGAATATTTTTTTCAAAATAACTCGCTTTCTTGTAACTAAAAAGACTATATCCCATTTGGTTCTCGGTCATATTTTTAATTCTCTCTTGAATGTATTTAGGGTGTGCTTCCAGTTTGATTGGCGATTGTTGGTAAGCATCAATTCTCGTCCTGACATTCTTAATCATGAAATCTAAGGCGGCCTGCTCTGATTCGTATCCCCAGTTCATTCCATATTTATCCTTGACAGCCAAGGCAAACTTATGGATCGTCTTGCCAATCATTTCTTTTGTCTTAAAGCAATTATCATAGACATAAACTTTTATTCCCGAAGTAGTCCAATCCTCTTCTTCTAAAACCTCATCGCCATCTTGATATTTATCATCTGTATTCCAGTGGATATTTGGGAAGTGTTTTTTGTTGACCGCCAGACCTATCTTTGTTTTAGAGCGATACCTATCTATCAAATTAAAGCAACTTTTCTCAAATGAGATTATCTTTTTATCCTCGTTCTTTTGTAAGAAGTCCTTAATCTCCTGGTAGTCGTTCTCGTGGAACAGGTAATCGGCATCTATTTTAAACCGCCAGTCAGTTGTAAGATTCTGAAGTCCGAAATCGTACTGCTGGGTCAGAAAGTCCCAAGAGGCATCTGAAGGCCAAAGTCTTTTAACAAACTTAATCCTGTCGGTCTTTGGTAGCAGGTCGAACGAGCCATCATCAGTCCCGCCATCGACAATCAGAATTTCGTCGAATATGTCAAGACAGCAGTTTACAACCTCTGAATATGGGTATTTGTTAGTCAGAGGATTTTGCATTAGGATGTAAGCACCTAAAGTCATTTTAACCTCTTTGTATAAAACGGGTTATCTTCATAATATTCCCTGTCCCAATCTAAAATCTTTTCTCTGAAAAAATTGTGTAAATGCTCGCAAGAGTCTCCCTCCTCACGCCCCCACCAGACGGGATGAATCAAAAGCTGGTAATTCTTTTCCTTCTCTTTCTCTAACCTTTGACAAGGGCAACCGCTTCGCCAATGGCCAGTCGAATCTGACAAGTAAATAACATCGCCAAAGTATTGTTGCTCATAAGTGTTGATGAAGTTATCAAGTTTCTTGTTGAGGATGTCGTCCTGTGGCCGATGGAACGAGACGATGTTTTTAATCGGGAAGTACTTTTTAAGTATCTCAAACTGCCGTGTAATCTCCTCTTGAATCACACCACTCCACGCCTCTCTTTCATAATGTAAAGCAATCGTATGCCCTCGGCTGTGAATTTTCTGGATATTCTCCCGATTCTGCCTTGAAAACATATTGTCAAACGGAGAACTGAACCTCAAGCAGTAAGTCGCCATTGCCCCAACACTTCGCTCCAAGTCGGCCATTGGGACTGCCTTGTCAATCGAATGATCAAGGTCATGGCGTAGATAGACAACCTTTTTATTCGGCTCGCCGAAAATACCGAAGCCGTATCCTTTTTGCTTAAACTTCTCTAAAATCTCTAAGTAATGTCGATACGAAAAATCACATTTTGTCATTTGGACAATCTATTAAAGATATTTCTAACAATTCTGCCTCTAAAATATTTCCATCCTTGTCAATTTTTTTAGGGATATAACCTGCACCGAAACACTTTTTATCCCAGTTAATTTTATTTGGATTAAAATCTTTTAAAAATTTAATTTTACCAATTGACTTTTTGCTTACATTATGATTATCAAAAATTGGAATTATCATTCTCCCTCCTGGAATAGCGAATAGCCAAATTGCTCTGGCGTAATCGCCCTTAATTTATCTTGAATTATTTTAGGTTGCTCTTCTATCGGCATATATTGACCTTCATTTTTACACTTTACTTGCCGCTCCTCTAAGAACTCTTTGATGTATTCTTCTTCTGAAAGGACTTTACCTACTGACGCTTGCATTACTCGACGCTTGGCCAACTTGTAATCGAAAATCTCTCGGTTATCCCAACACCGTTCGTAGCCATAAATATAAATATCTAATTGCTGACCCCTGTCTTGTTCTTTTGGAAGTATTCCCCAATTAGGAGTAGCTAGTTTATTCCCACCATAAAAGTTAAAACTATTCCCAAGTTTATTCTTGTTGTAAAAACCTGAATGCTTTGCCTGTCTTATCCAGGTTTCCCTTTGGTTAAACCTATGCTTCATCCAAAAGCCGAAAACTCTGTCGCCATTATAAAAATCGGTCAATTCTTTTCGTGCCTTTTCAATATCTTTTTCGTGTAAAATCCCATCGGCATCAAACATTAAGACTATATCGCCGGTAGAAGCATAATAACCATTAGTCCTCATTATCCCCTGTGAGGCCCATCCGAACCTATCGTAATCAAATAGCCCGCTTATAACTTTAACTTTCGGATCAAGATTTTTTAGTTTTTCCAATGCCTCATCTTGGAACAAGATGTTATAGACAACAATTATCTCATCACATAATGGCAAGAAACTTTTGACACTTTCAAGATATGGGTAACAAAGTCGCTCCGGCTCGGACATAATCACGAATCCGCTAATTTTGGGCATTTTTCTCCTTATATCCTAAAGCCCTACTTCTATTCCAACCCAAATGAAAGCACACCCCCTTATATGGAATATCCAATCGAGCCAAATCCAGATTAACTCTTTCTCGATAGTTTTGTATTCCAGAATACTCCGCACCATTTTTTCTCGTCTCGCTTTCGTCTAAAGGAACAATCTTTTTTAAGTCCTTTGATCTCATCATAAAAGGCGTTAGATTGAACCTTCTATCAGCACAAGAACGAATGATATAAAACGACATATTCCCAATCTTCTCGCGTCTATCTATCGCCCAAGGCGTTTCGTTGTCCCGTTCTTTTCGCAGGTCGATAATCCCGACATCTTTTCGTTCCTCTAAAATCTTAACTGCCTTTTCCGCCCAACTTCCGTTCGGGAAAAACCCAAAGTCGTCAGGCGTCCAAATTACATAGTCGGTCTTTACCATTTCGACAAGCCGATTAAACCCTTGAGCCAAAGTTAAGCCAGAACAATCAAGTTCTATCCACTCGTAAAGATAATCTTCTAAACTTTCTTTTAGGAAATCTCTGCAAATTTGTTCAAGATATCTTCTACCGCCAAATTGAAATAAAATTGTCAATTTAGACATTATTAGATTATCCTTTTCTTAATATATAAAACCCTATCGAATTCGGGTAACTCTCCCACTTGTCGTGGATTCCCTTTAGCTTATATAAATTAGTTATATTTTTCCATCCGCACTTTTCGCAGAACCTTATCCATTCCTCGTTTGTCCAGTGAATCTTGTGGGTAGTGT